TATCTTACTGATACAAACAGAGGGTTTTAATCGTATAGACACGAAAATAAAAACAATCATAAATCTTTAGTAGAAAAATTTGGTTTAGCCAAAAATGCTTCGTATATTACACGGAGTAATAAGATATATTCACATTTAATTAACAAAAACAATAACATGGATTTAAATGAAATCAAAAATCGTTTAGCAAAGCTAAACAACAAAGGGGGAGGTGGCTCTAGCGACTTCAAAAACAATTTTTGGAGACCACCAGTAGGTGAAAAATCAGTAGTAAGAATAGTACCTTACACACACAACAAAGACTTTCCATTTTCGGAATTATACTTCTACTTCGGTATTGGTAAACCAAGAATGATTGCTCTTTCTAACTTTAGCGAATCAGATCCAATTTTGGAATTTGCCACTCAATTGAAAAAATCAGGTGACAAAGAAAATGGAGAATTAGCTAAAAAATTATACCCAAAACTTCGTGTATTTGCTCCAGTATTAGTAAGAGGAGAAGAAGACAAAGGAGTTAGGTTTTATGAATTTGGAAAAATGGTTTATCAAGAACTATTAGGTGTTATGGCTGACGAAGATTATGGTGACATTACAGACATTCAAAAAGGACGTGATGTTACAATTGAAGTAATTCCAGCAGCAGAAACAGGTAAAATGTTTAATACAACAACTGTTCGTGTTAAACCAAACCAAACACCATTAGTAGGTGATGCTACACAAGCAACATCACTTTTAGAAGATCAAAAGAATTTAGTTTCTTTATTTAAGAAATATACTTTTGAAGAAATGAAGGACGAATTACAAGGTTATTTAAAACCATCTGAAGAAGATGGGGGAAAACAAACTGAAGTAAAAGCAGCACCTTCTAAAACTAAAAAGACTATCGATAATAAACTTGATGAATTATTTGACTAATGGCTAGAAAGAAAAAAGAAGAAGATACAAACAGAGATGAACTAACAGGACTCCTAGCTGATTCCCTAAACAAAAAATTCAGTAAGACTCACCATAGAGTTGCTTATTTTCTAGACGGCAGTGAGGATTCTCCCACTGATGTCAACGATTGGGTGTCTACAGGGTCAACAGTACTCGATTTGGCCATATCGAATCGCCCAGATGGAGGTTTACCCGTTTCTAAAATCGTTGAAATAACTGGTTTAGAACAAAGTGGAAAGTCTCTGTTAGCATCTCATGTTATAGCAAACACACAAAAGAAAGATGGTATTGCGGTATACATTGACACTGAGTCATCGTTAAACGCACAATTTTTACAAGCAATTGGAGTCAACGTTGAAAAAATGGTTTATTTACCATTAGAGACAGTTGAGGACATCATGGAAGCAATTGAAGATGTTATACTCAAAGTCCGAGAAAAGAACCCAAACAAACTTGTAACTATTGTTGTAGATTCAGTAGCCGCAGCTACCACTAAAATTGAGTCAGCCGCTGACTTTGAAAAAGATGGTTATGCCACTCAAAAGGCAATTATCCTATCCAAAGCGATGCGTAAAATTACTAACTTAATTGGGAAGGAAAAAATACTTTTAGTATTCACGAACCAGTTAAGACAAAAGATGGGCGCAATGCCATTTGCTGACCAATATACTACTTCCGGTGGTAAAGCCTTACAATTTCATGCATCAGTTAGATTAAGACTCAAACAAGTTGGGAAACTTAAAGAGAAAATCAATGGGGTGGATGAAGTTGTAGGCTCCGAAGTTGAAGCTATAGTAGTTAAAAATAGAATGGGTCCACCAAATAGAAAAATTCGATACAATGTTTTTTACAGACAAGGTATAGACAATTATGGTGGTTGGCTTAAACTAATGAAAAACTATAAAGTTTGCAAACAATCAGGCCCAATTTGTAAATACACAGACACCGAAACAGGTGAAATAGTAACTTTTGCAGGTAAAGAATTAGAATCTTTATGTAAAGAAAGACCTGAAATCAAAGATGCTATGTATAGAGACACTTGTGAAGCTTATGTTATGAAATATCAACATGAAGACCCACAAGAATTAGATCCAGACATTGAAATTGATGAAAATCTTTCATAATGGAGGACATATTCAGTTTATTAGATAACGTTCAAAAACCGGGCGATTTAGGGGTAAATAATAGGGTGTTAATAGTAGATGGTTTAAATCTTTACTTAAGAGCATTCGCAGTAAATGGAGCCCTAAACGATAATGGTGTACCTGTAGGGGGACTAACTGGTTTTTTAAGATCTTTAGCTTATGCTATTAGAGAAGTAAACCCAACTAGAGTAATTATAGTTTATGATGGGGCTGGTGGTAGTCAACGTAGAAGAAAAATACACCCTGATTACAAATCCAACAGAAAACCAGGCAAACGAATTACAAGATGGGATGCATTTAAAGATGCAAGAGCAGAAAAAGATGCAATGAAAATTCAATTTTCTCGTTTAATTGAATATTTAGATTTTCTTCCTGTTAACGTTATTTCAATAGACAAAATAGAAGCAGATGATACAATAGCATACATAGCTCACACTTTATTAGATGAAGATGTTACTATATTATCTGCAGACCAAGATTTTTTACAATTAGTAGATGAAAGAATCACAGTATGGAGTCCAACAAAGAAAAAATTCTATACACCTAGAATGGTTATGGATGATTATGGAGTACCGGCTCACAATTTTTTAATGTATAAAGTTTTAATGGGTGATAAATCCGACAACATCGAAGGTGTTAAAGGATTAGGACCTAAAAAATTACCTAAAATAGTTCCAGATTTACTTACTCAAACTACCCTTGATCTTGATTTTATTTTGGAACATGCGGGTAAAGGAGAAGAACCAATGCATAAAAAAATTAGTGAGTCGGCAGTCCAACTCCGACTAAATGAAGAATTAATGGATTTAAAAAACCCACCAATTTCAGGCGAATTAAAATTACAAATAGCAAGATTAATAGAAGCACCAATAAACTTGCTTTCCCGAAATGATTTTATTATGATGTATTCAGATGATCAATTAGGTAATGCTATTAAAGCACCTGATTTATGGCTAAGAGAACATTTTATAAAATTAAATACATTAGCAAAACAAACACATGAGTAAATTAACCCAATATGGACACGCGTTTCAGATTAAGGCACTTGCTATCTTAATTACTGACAGAGATTTTCTGCAACAAATTGCAGACATAGTGTCTCCTGATTATTTTGACAATGATGCAGGTAAATGGATTATGAGAGAAACTCTAAAATATTTTAACGAATATAAGTCTGTTCCTACAATGGAAGTTTTTAAAGTTAAAGTAGAAAGTATAAATCAAGAATTACAAAGTGTAGCTGTAAAAGATTTACTTAAACAAGCATACAAAGCATCTAAAGCAACAGATTTAAATTACGTTAAAGACACATTTTTAGATTTTTGTAAAAATCAAACATTAAAAGGTGCATTAATGAAGTCAGTGGATTTATTAGAATTAGGTGATTATGATGACATTAGAAATTTAATTGACAGAGCATTAAAAGCAGGAACAGAAAGAGACATTGGTCATGAGTATCTAGCTGAATTAGAAGATAGATTTAGAGAGGAAGCTAGAAACACTGTGGAAACACCATGGCCTTTAATAAACAACCTACTTGGTGGTGGGTTGGGAGATGGTGATTTAGGAATGATTGCAGGAGGACCTGGAGGTGGAAAATCATGGGCTTTAGTTGCTTTAGGAGCACAAGCTGTAAAAACGGGACACACAGTTATTCATTACACATTAGAATTAAATGAAAAGTATGTAGGTAGAAGATATGATGCTTGCCTTACAGAAATTCCAGTTGGGGACATTTTACTACATAAAGACAAAGTAAAAGACAAAGTAGAATCTTTACGAGGAGGTCTTTACATTAGAGAATACCCAGCAGGACAAGCAACAGTAAATACTATACATGCACATTTAGAAAAATGTATACAACAAAATATTGAACCAGATTTAATTATAATTGATTATGCTGATTTGTTAACTTCTAAAGCAAGTAAGGAAAAAA